TAGACCAAAATTATTTTGATGGATTAGTAGACGAGTTTAGTTATTTCAGTAGTGCCTTAAGTTCTCCCGACATAGAAACTATATACAACAATGGAGCTCCTAACAACTTAAATGATTTAACTAATCCTCCTATATCATGGTGGCGAATGGGTGAAGCTGCTACATATGCAGGAGGAGAGTGGACGTTAGTCGACCAAGGAAGTGGAGGAAACAACGGCTCAAGCTTAACACTACCACCTGAAGCAATATCTACAGATGTCCCAACGTGATAACAACTCCCATCAGAATATATTAGCTGTACTCTACTATGCGTCAGGGTACTTCGCAGCGTGCACAATGTTCTACGCCCCTGAGCTATGGGTGAAGTCAGTAGGTGCTATGATACTTCTATACATCTCATATATGCTCATCGAGCAGTTCGGATAAGTATTTATACATATAAAAAAATAATACTATCTTTGTAGATATAATAAAAGATAGAGATGGCTTACCAAAAATTACAAGCAAGTAGAGCATTAGTAGTATATACAAGTGACACTATAGATATTCCAAACCCCGCAGGAGCAGGTATTAGTAGCACAACAACAGGTGCAGCAGCAGGAAAACTTATTGATACTACTCAAGATTTTATTTCAGCAGGTGTAAAGAGAGGAGATATTATATACTCAGGAGGACCTATAGTTGCAACCGTAACAGCAGTAGATAGTGCTACTCAGCTTAGCGTAACAACAGCGGTTTCAGTAGCAAGAGCGTACACCCTATATAACACCCCCGATATTCCGAATAATGGAGCAGTGCTGTACGTTGGGGTTGCAGGAGACGTTGAGGTTATTACTGCAGGTGGCGATGAGGTTACGTTCACAGGAGTATTAGCAGGCTCTTTTATTCCTGTTCAGGTAACAAGAGTAAAGTCTGCATCAACAACAGCTTCAGGGATAATTGCACTTTGGTAATATTTTATAGTACGTCATCTCACAATATAAATGTAAGATATACAATAACAAATGGGACTCAGCGAAGACACGAAGATAAATCTATCACCACGAAACTTTTTATTCATAGTAGGTCTTGTCGCTACATTTATTAGTATGTACTTCAAGCTTCATGCTGAGGTTGAAGATGCTAAGCTACTTCCCCCAAGAGATATTCAGGTTGATGCCGCAATAATAAAGACCTCAAGCGAGATTGAGTTTATTAAGTCAGAGATAAAACATATTAAGGGACAGCTAAACACAATGGAAGAGCGTCTCTATGAACTTCAAAAATAATTATGATTTGTAAATGCTGTAGACAGCCGCTACCATCTAAGTCAAAGTACCTATGGATATTTGACAATGGTCACGGTGGGATAATTGACGGTGTATATCAGACACCGGGGAAGCGTAGTCCCATATGGTCAGATGGCTCTCAGCTTTTTGAGGGTGAGTTTAATAGGGCTATTGTGGATAGGCTTGTTGAATACTGTAAGATTAAGAACATTGACTATGTGAATCTTGTAGACACACAGGAGGACGTTCCTTTATCGGAGAGAACAAAGAAAGCCAATGAGATATATCGAGAGTCAGAGAAGCCCTGTATATATGTAAGCGTTCACGCCAATGGATACACAAGCGAGTCAGCAAATGGATGGGAGGTATACACCTCTGAGGGTGAGACCAAGTCTGACGACATTGCTACGGTATTATTCAACGAGGCAGATAGAGAGTTTCCTAACTACACGATGCGTAAGGACACATACTCTGATGGAGACGTTGACAAGGAGGCAAACTTCTATGTACTGATACACACAGCTATGCCTGCGATACTGTCTGAGAACTTCTTTATGACAAACGAGAGGGAATGTAACCTCTTGATGAGTCAGAGCGGTAGAGACAGGATTGCCAAGATACATATTGAAATGATAAATAAAATAGAGAACGAATGAAAGAAATATTATTAAGGTTGTTTGGTAAAGGAACAGACGTAGCCGGAAAGGTTGGTGGACTTGTTGATAGGTTTGTAAGAACAAAAGACGAGAAGGCTCAGTTTGAGAAAGAGATGGCAGAGATTTTTATCAGTGCCGAGGCTGATATGCAGAAGAATGTTACCGAGAGGTGGCGTACAGATATGCGTTCAGACTCTTGGCTGTCAAAGAATGTTAGACCTATGGTTCTAATATTTTTAATTGTTAACACCATGCTGTTGATATTTATTGATGCAGGGTTTATAAACTTCAAGGTTGAGGATAATTGGGTGAGCCTGTTAGAGGTATTGCTTCTTACGGTTATCGCTGCATACTTTGGTGGAAGAACGTGGGAGAAAACAAGAAAGAAATAATTCCTATCTTTGTATAAAATACAATACAATGAAATTAAATGAGAACGAGTTAATACTTCTGCAGGGACTGCACGAAGATTTTAACAAAGCCAAGGTGTCTTTAGCTGATGTAGAGCTACAGAAGCATTCAATACTTAAAGGTATTGAGAACCTAAAGGAGCACTTCGCTAAACACGAAAAGGAACTAATAGAAAAATACGGAGCGGATTCTGTAATTAACATTCAGACAGGAGAGGTAACGGAGAAAAAAGAATAAGATGTCAAAGATAAGTACATACAACAATGCAAGCCCGGTAACACTATCGGACAAGTTAATAGGAACCTCAGTAGGAGCGACACCCGCTAACGCTACAAAGAACTTCTTAGTTAGCGACCTGTTGGCTTTGTTTGAGGGGAATATAACATTGGAGGATGCACTTCTTGCAGGCAACACCTCAACGACAGCGATGATTCTTGGAGGCTCTTTAAGAATCAACTCAGGACTTCTTGACGCGTCAGGAGGCTTAGGAACAAGCGGACAGTCTCTTCTATCTACAGGAGCTGCAGTCTCTTGGGGAGACCCTGCAGTTGGAAAGCTCGAATTACCCGTGAGATATGCCGAGGCGGTAGCCAAGGGAGACCCACTATACATCTCAGGATATAACGTAGGTCAGTCAAGGTTAGAGGTGTCAAAAGCAGACTCAGCGTCAGCATCAACGATGCCCGCAATAGGTCTTGCAGATGCAGCATACGCTATGAATGATAATGGAAATGCAGTGTCTATAGGGACATTGACAGACATAGACCTATCATCATTAGTTCCCGCACCAAGCGTAGGGGATGTGTTATATATAGCATCAGGAGGTGGTCTTACTAAGACGGCTCCAACAGGGACAGCACTTATTCAGAATGTAGGCATAGTGTCAAGAAACTCAGGAGCGAATGGGGTGATTGAGGTTACTGCAATAGGTAGAGCTAATGCCCTTCCTAACATTACACCATCAAGTGTTTTATTCGGAGGAACCGCAGGTCAAGCGTCAGAGAGTCTTCGATTGACATACACCGAGCAGGATATAACCCAAGGTGCTGCAACCTTTGCAGGAAAGACAGAGATATCTACAGGGCTTTTTAAACTTCCACAGCTCAGAACATTTGCTGATAACGCAGCGGCTTTAGCGGGAGACCTTCTTGTTAACGATGTGTACAAGACGGCAACAGGAGAGCTTAGAATCGTAGTGTAATGGACATTAGAAAGATATCTATAGGACCCGACTATAAAGGTAGTGCCATGCATTACATCGTGGGTCAGGAGATATTAGGCTCTAAGTACACAATACATCTAATAAAATTTAATCCTGACAATGAGTCTATTAAGATATGGATTCAGAAGGAGGACGAGGTGATGCTTTGGAAGGAGTTCACCCGAACAATGCCAATTTCAATTGAATACAATATAAATTTTTAAATGCAATCACCGTTTTACTTTATAACAAAATCAAAGAACGGCAAGCGATACAATAACACAAAACAGATAGGAGGGATTGACTTTATTACAAGCACCTCTGAGGAGGACCACAAGTCCTCTAGTCGCTATGCTACAGTCATTGAGACACCAATAGGATATACGGGACCAATCGAGATTGGTGACACGCTGTTGGTACACCACAACGTATTTAAGTTCTATAACGACATGAAGGGAAGGAGGCAGAGTGGAAAGAGCTTCTTTAAGGATGACCTGTTCTTTATAGATGAGGAACAGTTCTTTATGTATAAGCACAATGGTGAGTGGAACTCATACGATAGGTACTGCTTTGTTAAGCCAATCCCTGTAGAGGAGTCATATATGTTTAAGCCATTCTCTGAAGAGCCATTGATGGGAGAGATGGTGTACCCCAATGAATATCTAAAGTCAAAAGGCATTAAGTCAGGAGACACTATATGCTTTAAGCCTGACAGCGAGTATGAGTTTGATATTGATGGAGAGAAGCTTTATCGTATGTATGACCATCAGATAACAATAAAACTATAATGGAGACAAAGGATATTAAACTCAGAATAATACACGCAGGTATGCAGGCAGTTGAGCAGCTTATAAAGGTTGCTAAGGAGGATATCATAAAGCCTGACCCTGACGATGAGCTAGCGGCAGATAGATTAAAGAATGCTGCTGCTACAAAAAAGTTAGCTATATTTGATGCATTCGAGATACTCTCAAAGATAGAGGGTGAGAAACAGAATATAGATGTCTCAGAACGTGGGGCGACAAAGATAGATACAAAACAGGGATTTGCAGAAAGAAGGTCAAAATAACTTATACAGTGTTCTAAAGGATTATATACCATCAAAGGTGGTAAAGAATAAGAACAGGGTAAAGAGTTGGACCTATGGGTATAATGACAAGTACGATGCTGTAGTAATATCCAAGTCAGGACAGATAGGAGATGTTGTAAGCATCAATGGCTTACGGATAGCGTTACCCATTGCCCCTGATAAAATATCAAAGGGAAAAGATTATTGGGAGCGTGAAGAGATTCCAAAAGAGCTTGACAAGATTCCTTCTATATTCCAATGGAATGATATGCCTTCAGCGTTTAAGAACAGGTGGGTAGACTATATCGAGGAGGAGTTTGATAGAAGGGAGGAGGGATATTGGTTTATTAATAACGGGATAAAGACATATGTTACAGGGGCACATTATATGTACCTGCAGTGGACCAATATTGATGTTGGATACCCTGACTTTAGGGAGGCGAATAGGATACTATATATATATTGGGAGGCTTGCAAGGCAGACAAGAGATGCTTTGGAATAGACTATTTAAAGATTAGACGTTCAGGGTTCTCGTTTATGTCCTCATCTGAGTGTGTGAACACGGGAACGCTTGTAAGGGATTCAAGGGTAGGTATACTATCAAAGACGGGTAGTGACGCTAAGAAGATGTTTACCGACAAGGTTGTACCGATATCTCAGCGTCTACCATTCTTCTTCAAGCCCATACAGGACGGTATGGATAAGCCGAAGACAGAGCTTGCCTTTAGGATTCCGGCATCAAAGATTACAAAAAAGAATATGTCCACCATTGACGACATGGATATGGAGGGGCTTGATACCACAATAGATTGGAAGAACACAGATGACAACAGCTACGATGGTGAGAAGCTATTGCTTTTGGTACATGACGAGAGCGGGAAGTGGCTGAAACCTAATAACATACTAAACAATTGGCGGGTTACAAAGACCTGTCTTAGATTGGGTAGTAAGATTATAGGTAAGTGTATGATGGGCTCAACCTCAAACGCATTGAATAAGGGTGGTGAGGAGTTTAAGAAACTATACAACGACTCTAATCCGATGAAGAGAAACGCTAACGGTCAGACCAAGAGCGGGTTATATAATTTGTTTATTCCTATGGAGTGGAACATGGAGGGTTTTATTGATAGGTATGGAATGCCTGTATTAAGAAAACCTACTAAGCCGCTACTTGGAGTGGACGGTGAGATGATTGATAACGGGGCTATTGACTATTGGGAGGCTGAGGTTGATTCGTTAAAGAATGACCCTGATGCCTTGAATGAGTTCTATCGTCAGTTCCCACGCACAGAGTCTCATGCCTTCAGGGACGAGAGCAAGCAGTCTCTGTTTAATCTAACAAAGATATATCAGCAGATTGATTATAACGACTCACTAATAAGAGAGCATCACCTAACACGGGGTAGCTTTCATTGGAAGGATGGTATAAAGGACAGTAAGGTGATATGGAGTCCCGACAAGAGGGGGAGGTTCTTGGTTAGTTGGACACCGAACAAGGGGTTACAGAATGCGGTAATAGATAAGCGTGGGATTAAGCATCCCGCCAACGAGCATATCGGAGCCTTTGGCTGTGACTCATATGATATTTCAGGAACAGTAGGAGGGGGTGGTTCTAACGGAGCTTTGCATGGATTGACTAAATTCAACATGGATGAAGCCCCCTCTAATGAATTTTTTTTAGAGTACGTGGCTAGACCGCAGACCGCAGAGATATTCTTTGAGGAGGTGCTGATGGCTTGCGTGTTCTATGGTATGCCAATACTTGTGGAGAACAATAAGCCTAGGCTGTTGTATCACTTTAAGAACAGGGGGTACAGGGGGTTTAGTATCAACAGACCCGACAAGCAGTATAACAAGCTCTCTAAGACAGAGAAGGAGCTAGGGGGTATACCCAACTCAAGTGAGGATGTTAAGCAGTCTCACGCCTCAGCTATTGAGTCGTACATAGAGAAGTATGTGGGACTAGATTTGAGTGGTGCGTATAGGGACATGGATGATATGGGGTCTATGATGTTCACTAGAACGCTTGAGGATTGGGCAAAGTTTGATATAAGCAACAGGACAAAGTATGACGCAACGATAAGCTCAGGGCTAGCGGTAATGGCTACTCAGAAGAATGCTTATCTCCCTGAGAAAAAAGAGTCGAAAATAAGTATTAACTTTGCAAGGTATAGTAATAAAGGAACAATAAGTGAATTAATTAAAAGATGAAAGAGGTAAACGTAAACATTTCATCTGCAGGATTCCCAAGTCAATTTGTATCTGACGCTGAGAAGGCAACGGAAGAATTTGGATTACAGGTAGGTCAAGCTATTCAGTATGAATGGTTTAAACGAGACGGGAGCTCTTGTAGGTATTATAGTCAGATGAGAGATTTTCATAGGCTAAGACTATATGCAAGGGGAGAGCAGTCTATTGCAAAGTACAAAACAGAGCTAGCTGTAGACGGTGACCTGTCGTATCTTAACTTGGATTGGACACCTGTTCCTATACTCCCTAAGTTTGTGGACATCGTTGTT